CATAGCATTAGACATTAGTCCTGGTATAACTTCATTGGTTGCAGATGCACCAAACGGTGCTGGAGTATAAGTTCCAAAAGATGCAGGTATACTACCATCAGTAGATGTTGTTTCACCTAATTGTAAATCTGGCATCATAAATTGTCCAGTCATTGGATCAAAATAATTTTGTGGCACACCTTGTATTGATGGTGGTGCTGTTTCCGCACCCATAGTATATGTTGCAAAAGGATTAACTGCAGGTATTATACCTTGCAATCTCTCTGATGAGAGTTTGAGTTGTTCCAAATATGGAGTGTCCATTAATAAAGTCATTATCTATATCCTTCTTTGATTGCTTCTACGTCAAGTCCTTGTGCATCCGACCACGTTGTTGATGCAGGTACTTGTAAGTTAAATTTAAAATATCTAGCACTTTTATGAAACGGTATAGTTCCTGTAGAGTGCATACTAGTTTGACCAGAAGTTGATGCAATATCTGATACTCTGTTTCTAGATGTTACAGATCCAGTAACATTATCTGTATCTATAATTGGTCGCACATGAGTTAGTAAAGACCTACTCTGTGGGAATATTTCTGTTTCTCCAGTGCCAAGTTCACATGCTAATGTATTACCATTAAACTGTCCAAGAAAGTGTGAACTATTAAACACACTAAAACTTGGTAAGCCACCTGAAAATCCTGCATCATCAAAAGATATATTTATTGAATCTATGTTGTCTGTACCAGCAGAAGGAAAGTCATCTAGCTGTTCTAAAGTTTTGCCTTCAGATAAGTTTTGAAACATTAATTCGTGATCTATTTCAACAATAGACCATCTACCTGTTTCATAATGAAAGACTAATATTTTATCATTTTGCGTACTAGCATTAAGCCCAGTACGAGATGGATAAGACCAACACACTAATTTGTTTTCTTGATCTACTGATGCTCTTACTCTTTCTCTTAAATCTCTTTTAAGATCAGCTTGAAAGAAGCGGTCTACTTTACCATTACCAATAGGTTTAGATGTATTGCCATCAGTAACATAGAAACCATCTTCAGATAAGAAGTAAACCATATTACCAACTTTAATTACATTCTTGCCTTGTACTGCACCTCTGTTATCTTCAATACGTCTGAAAGAAAATATAACATTACCACCTCTAAAATCCATTCTGGTGATTCTATTTTCTTGAAATATTAAACCATACTGTCCACCAACAACACCTGTAATAACGCCACCTTCAGGTAATGTTTCTGAGTCTGCTTGGTTAATACCAGTTGTCCATGATGTAGCATTGTTAAAACTAGACCATTGTACTTTGTTTTGAGCAGTAGTTTGAAAGCCAGTAACCACAAAATTATTTACAACCGCAGCATGTCTAAATGTAGGGGGTGACCCACTAAGTGCAGCAAAGTCAGACGATGTACCCATAGTCCAGGCTTGCGGAGCTTGCGTGCCATTAAAAGCAATTACTGTTTCACCAAACTTTATAAAATCCCAATAATTATTACTTGTGGTGCTAAATGTAGTACCACCACTTTCATCAACAAATAAGTTAGCAGTTTTTTTGTATAGCTTAGTTGCATCACCTGCAAATATAAACACGTTACCACTATCATCTTTAAATGTAGCAGCTCCCTGACATCTTGCAGTTAAAGCATTACCACTAGATGTTTGAATACTTTTCCAAGGTCTATAACTGTTTACCGCAGGGTATACGTTTTTAGCTTCGGTTGCACCAGGATTTAAATGATCTGGTAAGTCTGGTAGCCACTCTGCAAAAGGTACTTGCATTATTTTACGTTATCTAAATTGTTAATGTTAATATCGCTTCTTTGTATCAATGGGGTACCATTGTATTTATCTTTTTCATCAGCCATTTCAACTTGTTGTAAAGCTGATTCATATTGTGCTTTAAACTGTCCAACTGTAACTTGATCCATACCTCTAATAAAAGTTGAAGCAAAATATAAAGCTCCATACAAATATACGTCAGGATGATTAGTTAACATTGCATTAGTCGCAGTTGAATCACTAAGACTATCAAATGCTTTGTAATAAACTAAATTGGCAGTATATGCTGTATCGGGAGCAGGACTAAATCTAAAACTTGTTCCTTCTATGGAATAGGCTCTAGGTATACCAGATTGTGAACCACCAGCAGTAGAATATTGATGATGTGGAGTAAGTAAACTTAAAGGTTCTTTGCCACCACTAGTGTTTATAAAAAAACTACGAACTTGTAGAAAGCCTGTTGGCAACGATTCGGTTTCTGAATCTACTGTAAATGATGTGTCTACAGTTTCCATATTTCTAACTCTTAATCTACGATTAAAGTCTGCTTCTGTTAAATCTATAAAATCATCAATCTCGGTAGTTAAATCGTCACGTGCTAAAAAGTTAGCAATGCTAGTTTTTAAATTACTGTAATTATCTAAAGCCATTATAGTTTTTTCTCTCCTACTCTAAAATTTGCAAACTCACTACTATTTACTATACGTTTAATAAGATCACCTTGTATGTTTTTATCTAACTTATGATAGTTAGAATGACCAAATAGTTCTTTCGTTTTTATTTGTAACGCAATTAATGGTATCTGTGCAATACGTTGAAATTCACCACGCTGTTCATTAGCTCTATGATTACGAGCTATTTTATTATCGTCTAAAATTTTAGAAGTATCTTGAGATTTCTTTACGACAAGTTTTCTTGTTGCTTTATCAATGTGAATAGCTTGATTCTTATCGTAAATATTTTCCATTACCACTCTTTAGATTTAGAAACTGTTGCTGGATTTTTTAGATTATCTATTTGTATATCTAGATTTGCTTTCATTTCATCTTCAGTTTGATCGCCACTATCGATAACACAAGCAATACAATTTTCTTTTGTCATTGCATCAAAGTCCATGTCAGCACCATCACAAGAGCCATAAGATCTTGCACTATGCTCACCATCAACTGCGTTTAGTGACCAGTGAATTGTTTTTACTTTATCGTCTGCGTCTGTTTCAAAGTTTGGAAACGACCATGTGTATTCTGTTGCCATTTGTTTTTCTCCTATATTGTTGTTATTATAAATGCTAGAAGTTCGCTATAACGTACTCCTAATCTTGTTTGTTCTACCCCATCTTCATCAGTCCAAGTGTTTGATATAAACATACCATAATCACCTGCATCTAATCCCTCTGCTGTAAAAGCATCTTGTAAGTCTTGAGCAATGATACCAAAATGTATTCTAGCATCATCACCTTTATCTTTTACAGCAGACTTCCATCTGTACTTTTTAAGTAAACTTTTAGCTGTAACTGCAACTCTTACTTCTGCTTCTGATAAATTTTCTATGTCTTGTTTTTCGTTTCTATCCGAAGTTTGAATTGTGCCATTGGTTGCATAAATGTCATCAAAACGCACACTAGCTGACCCTAAATCAACATTATCGTCTGAGTTAGAACCTATAATCATAGGGGTTATAGTGCTTGTTCCAAATTTTAATCCTGCATGACCAGACACAATCCCACTTATATATAAATTGTCGCCATCTTGGACACCAACAGTACCAACAACTGTATTATCTTTTCGAAGATTTAAAATACCACCATCACTGTCAGTTCTATTTAAATTCAGAGGTTCACCGCCAGAACAACCTAAAATTGTAACTCCACCCGACCTAAACTCTTGCCCTACAGTGCTAAAAGATGAACTTGTTTTACCAATTAAAACTGTTGAGCCTTGAAAACGAGCAACTTCACTACCATCATCTAAAAATGCAAAATTCCCACCACGATAATCAAGAAATCCATTATCTGAATTTGTTGGTGGTTGTATTCTTAATTGACGGCTTGAAGAATTAGCTTGAAGTAAAAGCATACCCTCTGCTGGTGGCTCACCACCCTCATTAATAGTTAATTTTGTAGATGGACTTGAAGTCCCGATTCCTAATCCTGTTGATGTCAGTCTGGCACGTTCAGTACCACCACTTGAGCCAGTTAAAAAAGCGTGATAATTAAGAGCATTTGATACTATTTTATTGCCTGATGTTAAGTTTAAACTTGCAGACGAAGTTGCATTTGCAAGAATGTTGCTATCACCGTTTCTTGAGAATGTAAGGCTATTGCCACCTAAAGTAGCATTATAAGAACCTTGGTCAGCAGTTACTGTACCTGTTACGTTTATACCTGATGAGGTTGTGGCTATTTTCGTTGAGTTGTCGTACATTAGTTCTACAGCACCATTGGCTACAGCTCTAAGTGAAGTTTCGTCTCCAGAAGTTTTCC